TCTTGAATTTGTTTATCAAGTCGGTTACTTGCCGTTGATGGATCTTTGGCACGAGCAAGAAGATAATCCAATCTCTCTTTGGTAATCTTTTCTTGTTGAACCAATGTTTTAACTTCAAGTGTATTGGCACCGGCATCCATGGTAGAATCAATATGGGCTTTTGATAAGAAACCAAAAATACCCATAGAGGTAATAATCATCAGAATGACAACGGCAAATGTCAAGTATGATTTCAATAAAAGTGGGCAGGTTTTCCAATTACGATATAACCATGATGTAGTAACTAATTTGCTTAGTTCTAAAACCGAGCCCATAAAAACGATTGGCCAAAATGCACCAGTAAAGATTGCAGCCAAACCAATAACGGAATAATAGGCTGCAATACCTGATAGTAATAATGCGGATAGTAGTGTTAAAAATATCATGAGAAGAAGTCCTCTAGTGTGCTTACTTTTTCAGTTGTCCATTGCATACAAGTTAAAATAACCTTAATAGGTTCCAAAAATGCTTTTTCAAATTGCAAATCGTAATCAATATATTCTTGTAGTCCAAATTCTTTTGGCAATCTACCTGGAAATGATATGACTGTATCCTTAAAAGGATTAGGCATTTTGAGATAGGTGTATTTTAACTTTTCACCTTCTTGGATAAGTGGATACTTTTTGGTAAGATTTTTTTCTTTAAGGTAGTGGTTATATAATATGGCGCCTTTTACATGGATTGGTGTTCCCAATTTATATAAGGTGGCAGCATCGGAGTATTTAGCCAAACCGTTAAGTCCACGGGGAGAAGATATCTCTTCCGCAGGCAAATTCATAAAGTCCGTTTTTGCTTGTTTAATAAACTTATGAATGTCATCTTCAGTACCACGCAACATAATGGTAATTGCTTCTCTCATCTTCTCACGAATGGTTGCGGGTGTGGATGATTTAATCATCTCCAAACCCATCACCTTCATCTGTGGTTCTTTATATTGAACACCCTCATTGTTATACACATTAAGAATGTATCGTTTCTTAGCAGTCCAAATACCTTTGTCAGAAAGTCCCTCTCGTTTCATCTGCATCTTTTGGTCGTATGCATGGACATATTCAGCAAGTTCTTTATAAGACTTGTCAATGAATGGTTCAATTTTATCTTGGCAAATTTTGTCCATAAATTGAATGGTTTGTTCAATAGATTTGTTTGGTACAAACTTATCAACAATGGCGCCAAGTTTTAAATAGATTGAATCTGTGTCTGAAGCAATAACATAATCGTTATTTGTATTTAATAACTTATTCATCCAATCATTGAGTTTGCCTTCAATCCATCTTATGGATAACTGGCCTGCTGTTGTAACACCCAAGGCCATGCGTAGGTCATAAAAACGAAAATACTGAGAACCCAAAGCACCATAGGCAGAGTTAAGAGATACTTTTTTGGCCAATTGTATGTTGTTATACTTAGCAATTCGTTTTTCAATTTCATAAAGTTTGTTAGGATCTTTTTCATTTTCATATTCCTGTTTTGCGGATAACATCATCTTTTTAAATTTACTTCTATCAGTATACATTTCTTCCATCATTTTAGGTAAGAAACCTTGAATGTCTGTGCGGAAGAATTGGCCATTAGGAGTGAGTGTTGCATTTGTAAGTTTAGATGTATCAACTTCTCGTTTCAACATTTTATCAACAGTTACATCAGAAGATAGAATAGACCTCATTTCTGAGGTATAATTCTCAGGTTGAATTAGTGTTTCGGGGGAAATGTTATATTGCATCATCAAATGAGGATACAAAGAGTTCAAGTCAAATGAGGCAACCCAATCGTGCTTGCCAACTTGCACCTCCTTAACATATGCACCTTCAAACATTCCATCTTTTTCTTTTACTTCTCTTGGTGGAACAATAATACCTTTCTCAAATAGATAGGCATATGTCATTGAATCCCACATACGAGTTTGTGCAAAGATATCTTCAAAGTTTGTTTTGGTATCATAAGCCAAGGTTACTCCTAGTTCAAGTAACTTTAACTTCTCTTCCATTTTGACAATGAGTTCAACGTCTTTAATGTTATACTCAATAAACAATTGGTAGTTTAGACGATACAATGAATGTAGATTATCATAATCATCGTAAGATATTTTACCTTCACCTAGTTCAACTTGTGCAATAGCATCTAAACGATAACTTTCTTGTGATTTACCACCCGGTGCATACCATTTGTATAGTTCAATGTAGTCTAGTGATTCGACACCCATGATGTTGTAAGCAATCATTGGCCGCCCATTAATCATTGTCTTGCGTTCACCAATATAATTCCATGGTGATAACTTTTTGGTTTCATCTTCACCAAGAATCTTACGAAAACGATTGATGATATATGGTTCATCAAAGAACTTTGTATTCCAACCAGTTAGAATGTCAGGACATTTTTTAGTCCACAACGACATGAATTGACGGCATAAAGAATATTCATCTTTACACTTCACATAGATTTCTTTACCTTTGGTTTCATAATCACCACAACCAAAAACATAGATGTCGCCACCAAGATACTTGATAGCAATAGCTGTGATTGGTTCATCTGCTTTGTATGGGTCAGGAAATCCATTCTCTGAACCCACCTCAATATCAATTACAGCAATAGAAACCTTTTCAAAGTCATAGTCAACCATACCTGTATGTTGGTCGGCAATAAACGCATATTCAAATCTAGTTTGGCCATAAATCTTTTGAGCATTGGAAACGCCGTCAAATTGCTTGATAAAATCTCTAGCTGAACGAATGTCACCAAAGATTTTTTGGTCGAGATAATCACCTTCTAGTGAGGTGAAATTTGTGATTTTCTTGGACGGCAAAAAGAGAGAAGGTGAATACTCAACCCTCTCTTTTACTCTCTTGCCATTTTTAATGCCTCGATAAAGTATGTTGTTACCGAAACTTTGAACATTAGTATAGAAATTACTCAATTTAGCCTGTGATTAGTTGTTTTTGTGGTGGTAAAACAATACCAGAACCAAAGATTGAATTATAGTTAGAAATAAAATCTTCTGCTGGTGTGTAGGAGTATACTACATTCTTCTTAGCTAAGGCAATAGTAACGCCAGATTTTTGTTCACCGTGAATGGGAAACGGAGAAAATCCAACTTGTGGTTTACCATCAGGTCCACGAACAACTGCAATACCAACCGGATTTACAATAACAAATTCTGTTTCGGATTGTGATTCTAGTTCACCGAGTAAGTCCTCACCAGTTACCAATTTCAATGCTAATACTTCCATATTACCTCCAGAGCGAATAAAAAAATGATTTGACCTACATCAAATCGGTTATAAATACCTAAAATGATTTGAGTTATAGTATACTATTTTTTGTCTTTCCTGTCAATAATTTAATGGTATATTTTAATGTCTGATCCTTTAGCAGCTGGAGGCCAAGCGGCCGTGAGTTCTTTAAAAAGCGCTCAAAATGTTGGCAAACAATTGGGTGCCGTGGTTGGTGACCAACAAGCCGACATGGAAAGAACCATACAACAACAACATAAGGCACGGGTTCAAGCCAAGCTAGCAGAAGAAAGACGGGCTATTATGTTGGAAGTCCGTGCTGTAGAAAAATACGAACAACAAAAGACACATGAACGGGAGTTAGAAAAACTCAAACAAGATACTATCCGTAAACATGGAAAAAATGCTTGGACTGAAGTGGAGGCAGTAAAGTCCAAACTACAAAAAGAAGCAGAAGCGGAAAATAAGTTAATGGATCATGACCGCCAAAAACAAATACAAGTTTTTTGGTGGTGTATGACAGTTTCGGCGTTAATAACTTATTTTTTTAAGTTGTATAAATGAAGAATCCACAACCATTTATATTTGTAGCCGTTTTGATTCTTTGTTTAACACTAATGGTGGTAGAATCAGGGGTATTTTTTAAATAAACTGAAAGTGAGGATGTTATGAATAAATTAGGACAAATAATTTTCACATTAGTAATTATAGGTTCTTTAGGTATTGTAGTATTGGAAGCATTAGCAAAACACTAATAACTAAGAGTTGTTTTGTTTTTCTCTTAGTTTTTTTTCATTTTCAATTCGTTTGAATTCGTCATCCAAATTTTTGTCATCCTGTTCTTGAACAGGATCATGTTCTTGTGTCATCTTCCCCTACCCGCTTTACGTTGCACAGTCATCTTAGGAACAAATTTTGGCTTATTGATTTTTGGAGCAGGTCCTACCGGTTTTAAATTACGAACTTTTTGAAGTTGTTCTTCACGAAATTTTTTATCATCCGACATATTATCTCCTTATTGGTTGCGGAGGAAGGAATCGAACCTACGGCCCCTGGATTATGAATCCAATGCTCTACCTCTGAGCTACTCCGCTTCATACTTATATAGTTCAACTGGAGCGGGATATTGGAATCGAACCAATAACGAAA